TGCTGCCTACGGCTCCTACACGTTCGATCAGTTGCAGTCGATGCAGGCGAGTGTGTTGCTCGGCAAGGCGTCAGGATTGGCTGGCACCACGGCGACATATCGCAATCTCGCGGACTCGGCCAATGTCGTCGTGGCGACGGTCGACAGCAACGGCAACCGCTCTGCGGTCACACTGACGCCATAAATGTTCGGACATCGGTACTTCGGTGCAGCCTTCTTCGGCCCCAACTACTTCGGGCCTGCAGGCAGTGCGCCGCCCGCGAGTAGCGGGGTGCTGCAACTGACCACGCTCTACAACCTCGGCACCTCAGGCGGCGGCTAATCCAATGGCCGCCGTTTCCATTTTCGTCCATCTCGTCTCATGAATGTCAACACGCATGGCGTCCGCGCACAGGTCGCTACAGACAAGCAGACCAATTCGCAGGCCTCCGCTTCTGTCAGCGCGCCGAGCCAGACACGACAGACGATCTATGTCTATGGCTTGCTGATCTCCGCCAGCGCCGCCCCAGCAGCCGCCGTCGAAGCGCTGTTCAAGGATGGAGCGAACACGGTCTTCCCAATCGAGATCCCGGCGAGCGCTTTCGCGCCCATCTGGATTCCCTTCCCGACCGCGCATCCCTACGCCGTGACCGCTGGCAATGGCTGCTCGCTTGTGCTGCCCGCCCTCGGTGGTACTACGGTCGGTTCTGTGCAGGTCGTATACAGCCTCGGAGCGGTCTAGCACATGGCGATTCACGAGTTCGCACTGAACGACAAGCAGTTGGCAGTCTTGAGCGAGTTCGGACGCGGCATCCAGGAACTGGAACAGCGCCGCAACCTCTACCTCGCAGGGCTGCTCGACAGCGATCCGCGGCTTGACCAGCGCTTGAACGTGCAAATCGACGGACACGGACAGCGCTTGCTGGTGACGCTACCCGATCCCAGCCCGACGCCGCTCAGCCTCGTGCCTCCTTCCTCAGATGTCTCACCCGGCCCCGATGGGGCCGTTTTGCTGTCCGCTCACGACGAGCCGGACACCTTTTCACACGCCCCATCGGCGTAACACTCACAGGATACTCCTATGGCCTTCCCCGCCTCAACTCCCACGTCCCAGCCGCAGGCCTCTGCGCTGCTCTCCAACAACGCTGCGAATGCTGGTCTCACCAACGCGACCCCGTTCGATCGCCTGACCAATCTCGAGCAGGTCGCCGCCAACCTGCTGACGGATGTTCCGGGCAGCGCCAACGTCATCGTCACCACGGGCTCCCTCGGTTACGGGACTGGTGGTGGTGGTGCCGTCACGCAGGCGACCTCCAAGAGCACGGGTGTCACGCTCAACAAGGCGACCGGCGCCATCACCATGAACGCCGCCTCGCTGGCCTCGGCCACGACCGTCGGCTTCACGCTCACCAACTCTGTCATCGCCGCGAACGATGTGGTCGTGGTGTCGATCAAGTCGGGTGCAACCGCCTCGTCGTACACAGTGCAGGTCGGGGCCGTTGCCGCGGGCTCCTGCGTCATCGAGCTCAGGAATTACACGGGCGGCGCGCTCGCGGAAGCCGTCGTCCTGCAGTTCGCGGTCATCAAGGGCGCGATCGCCTAAGTGACCGTGACCGTGCTGGAACCCTTCGCATGGCCAGCCGTTGCGGTCTTCGGGCTGTGGCGGCTGGACGTGCGGGTAGGGCAATGGATCGACAAGCATCTGCCATCGCAGTCGGCGGCGCGTGTGCCTGGCGCAGTGTCCAGCGGCGCGTCGTCGGGTGCGGTGGTGTCCGAGCCATTCACGATTCCTGACGATTTGTTCGCATGGGCGAATGGCTGGGAAGATGAGTGGGCGCGGAAAGACAACATCGAAGTCATCAAGGAGAAGTACGCGCAATTCAAGAACTGGAATCAGGTGCGCCGCGCCGTTGGGATTGGCCTCATACCCGAGAACGGAGTGAATCCCGTATGATCGAACAAGCAACGGCCTCGTATCCCGTCTGGAACGGCCCGAATCAGGGCACATGGGTCGATGCGCCGGTAGACGCGACCGTCGGCACTGCCTGCGCGCTCAAGTGGCGGACCATTCGGAAGGCGGATCGTTTCGCGGTCTACATCCTCACCGAATATCAGGGCCAGAAAGGGCTGATGTTCGTGAAGAACTACGACACGAAAGATCGGGCGGTGCAGAAGGTGAGAACGCTGACCGCCATCGTCGCAGGCTTGGTCTCTTAGCATGACGATCGGGATTCCTCCAGAAGCCGAACACGTCTTCCGCGACCTGTTCGGCCCTGAGGCCGTGGGCGTCAGTCCAGCCGGCCAGTCGCTCGCCAATCAGGTCATGGCCCCCAACGAACCGGACGACCAGCAGCAAACGCCGCCAATGTCGCAGGTTCGAGACCTCATGGCCGCGCTCTACGGCTCAACGTTCCCACTCATTGCCGCCCTCGAAACCCTCGACGCGCAAGCACGAGCGAACGACCCGAATGGCGTCGGGCTCACCGACATGCCGCCGCTGGAAACACTGTTACCCGAAACGACACCCGACGACTGGTGCTCATGGGTGCGGAATCGCTGGAGCTCGCATAACGCCGCCGTCGAATATCATCTGCATCTCATTGCGAGAAACCGTCTTTTCCGCAACGACTTCCAGTGGGTCTCGAGCAAGGGCCGTTCACCGTGGCGTGAACCGCCAAGACCGACGGAAACGGCGAGAGTCACGGACAACAAGATTGGCCCCGCCTTAGACCAGCGCTGCCAGATCATTAGCGACCAGCGTCCCGGCTTCGATGTCGAACCGACGGCATTAACCCCAGACGAGAAACGGAAAGCGGAAGGCCGACAGCAGGCGCTCGAATATCACTACGACGCCCAGAGCATGGACCGGCAGTGCCGCACTGCCGCCTACTGGTCACAGACTGATGGCGTTGCCTTCTGGCATACGTATTGGGATCCGGAAGCGGGGCCGTGGGATCCACGGATGGACCCAACCGGCCGCGGTCGACATGTGCCGATGGGCGATTTGCGCACACAGACCGTGCGCTGCGAGCAGGTCCGAGTCTCTGCGAATGCGACGGCCGATCAGGCGCCCTACTACGTCATTCTCAGAGACGTCATCCCGGAAACGGAAGCCGCCTACCGCTACGGGAAAGCCGCTATCCAGTCGTCCGCGGATTCCAGTATTGATACGGACACCTCGTCCACGCAGGACACGACGGGGATGATGCCGAGCTATGTGCTGCAGCAGACGATCGTCGGTGAAGGCTCCCGAATGCGGAACGTGAAGGTCGTTGAGCGCCTCACGATGTATGTCGACCGGCACCCTGACATCCTCCCAGATGGGTTGCAACTGGTGTGCGTCGGGAACGCCGTCGTCTGGGGACCCGGCGAATTGCTGTTCGGCGTGATTCCGGTGGTGCGCTTTGCCGATGGGTCAACAGATCCGAGCTACTTTTGCCGCCCGATCATGGAGCAGTGGATCCCCTGCCAGATGCGGATCAACGCGGCCAAGTCGATGCTCGTCAATTCCGCTCGCGTCAATTCTGGTGGAAGGATCGCGGGGAAGCCCGACGCCATTGTTCGCGAAACGTTCATTGGGTCTGGCCTCTCGTTCCTCGAAGTCAACGGGCCGGGCGAAATCAGCCAGAACATCATGCCGATCGCTGGCTTCTCGGCTGGCGACGACATCGAAAAAATCATTGAGCTCGACACGAAAGCGTTTGAAGACATGTCGGGCTATAACGATGTCTCCCGCGGGCAAGTCTCCGACGAGACGGCAACTGCCGTCGCGACGGCCAACGAGCAGTTAGCCAGAGTGTTCTCACCCCCTTGTGAGGCTGCAGCGAGAGCCTTTGAAGATTGGGCGAAGATTCAAGTCGCTGGTATGGCGTGGGGCTATGACTTGCCGCGGGACATGGGATCGGTCGGGGCGAATCGCCCTGATCTCGCACGGGCCTTATCCGCAGAGGACTTTCAGGGGCCGTGCAGTGTCCATGTCGATCCGGCCAAGCTCATCCCGATGCCGAAGTTGTACCGGCAGGCGCGATTGGACCAGATGTACCAGATGGGACTGATCGACGCGCAGCAGTACAAGCGACTGGACCAGTTCGGAAACATCACCAAGATCGAAAGCCCCGACGAAGATCAATACAATCGGGCGAAACGCGTGGCGGACGCCTTACGCATGGGTCTCCCGCCTGAGCAAATCCCGCCGATCCGCTGGCAGGATAACGAAGCGATCCACCAGGATGTCTTGGAGCGCGACATCCTCCTGCAGGACGACTTGGATCCGTCCATCATCGACGCGGCCAACCAGCGGTGGATGCAGTTAGCGAATCAAGCCTCCCAAAAGCAGGGCGCGATGCAGCCACAGGCGTCCCCGATGTCGCACAGCGGTGGCCATCCGCCGTTTGGTGGGCAGCAATCGCAGTCGCAGCAGCAGCAGTCTCCTTCCCAACAGCCGATGGATAGCAGTTTGCCTCCATCGACCGACCAGATGGCGCTCAACCAACCGCTGGCCGCCTAACTCCCTTCGATCATGTCCGACGTCGTCACGACCTTGCCTGCGGCTCCCGTCGCAGAACCTGCAGTTACGTCTCCCACGCAGCCACCAACGCAACCGACCGCGCGTGACGTGGGCGAATCTCTTATCCAGCAAACGCTCGCGGAAACTCTGGGAACGGGCTCCGCAGAACAACAGGGGTCCACCGACGAAAAACCACGCGACGAGAAAGGCCGGTTCGTATCGCAGCAACAGGCGACGGATGATGCGGTCATTCAGGCGACGTTGCAGCCGGATGCCAGCACCACGACGACGGACGTCGCAGCAGAACCGGATGCTCCGGTCATTCCGGACGGCTTTGTCGCCACGAAGCCATTGCCGCCCGAACGCGCTACTGGCTTCAAGGTCTTTGGCGAAGATGGCTCCGAGCTTGATGCGCCTGATCTCCAGTGGGAGTTCACGGCGGGCAACAAGCCGAGGAAAGTGACGACGGACAAGTTGCTCGAGTTCGCGCGCATGGGCGTCTACAACCATGAGCGGGAACAGCAGGCCGTCCAAGCAACACAGGAAGCGAGACAATACAAGGAAACGGTCTCGCAGTATGAGCAGCGACTGCAGCAAACCCAGAACTACGTCGAACGCTTGCTGAGTGATGGGGACTTTCTCATTCAGCAGTTGGACACATATGCCGCCCAGAATACTCCCGAAGCCCGGCTTCAGCGGGAGCGGCAACAGGTGGAAGCCGAACGCACCCAGATCCAGCAGCAACAGGCCCAGCAGCACGCGGAATCCTTCATCGCTCGCGAATTGGATCCAGCCGTGGAGTTGATCGCGCAGAGCCTTCCGACCGTCAGTCGGGACGAGCTCGCCGCGAAAATTCTCCTCGCGTCGGAACCGTATCGCGACCGAACAACCGGCATTCTCCGTCCCGAGGGCTTCGACTACCTCCGTCGCTACATCGTCTCCGACCTCGCGCAGTGGGCCAAGACTGCCCACGCCACGCGAGAGGAGTCGACGACGAGTGTGGTCAGTAAGGCGAAAGCGGACGCCGATGCCGCAGCCAAGAAAGCCGCTGACGCCGAACAGCAGGCACGGGCGAAAGCGCAGCAGGCCAAACGGCAGATCGCCGCCCCCTTGAAGCCGGTCACGAAGGGGATGGTGGATGGCACGCCCAGCGCGCCGAAACCCATCCGCACCATGAAGGACGCCGAAGAGGCCGTCCTTCGCGACACCCTCGCCGCAGCGCGGGGATAGCACTCACACCAACACCATCACACGAACGCTGACGCGGCGCCTCCACTCGGGGCGCCGTTCGCGTTTCTGAGGACTTCGTAGCAATGCCGAATCCGACAGTCATTACCGACAGCGACCTCTCGGGGTTGCTGAAAAACTTTTACCTGAATTACCGCAAGCAGGCGCAGAACCTCGTCACGCCCCTGCTCGCGCAGCTTGAGCGCGCGAAGGCGGGTGGCCCACAGAACGTGCGCTGGGGTGGCAACGGCGCCTACTGGGATGTGGTCGTGACCCGTCCCGCGGGCGGCACGTTCTCACCGGCTGGCTTCTTCCCGCCCGATTCGTTTGCGAAGGAAGTGCAGGCGTCAACGGGCGTCTCCCGCGCCTATGTGACGCGCCAGATCGACGGCCTCGCGAACATGGGCACGTCGAGCAAGGACGTCGCGTTCGAGACCCTGCTTCGCAAGACCATGCAGGAAATCAAGAGCGCGTCCCGGCTGCTCATGGAAGGCGCGCTGAACGGCGCCGGCCAAGGCATTCTCTGCACGATTTCCTCAGTCACCAACTCCAGCACGATCGTCGTCACCAACCCCTACGGCGTCTCTGGTGCCGGTCAGGGTACGCTGCTGTTGGCGCCCGGCGACTACATCGCCGTCCGTGACTCGACGGGTGCGACGCTCCGCGGCAAGTCGAACATCTCGTCCATCTCGTCAGTCTCTGCGACGAGCGCGCTCGGCACGCTGGCGCTGACGACCGCGATCAACAACATGACCTCGGGCGACATCCTCGTGAAGGCGACCGTCTCCGACGATTCGTATGCGTCGACGGCCGGTTCCGGTGTCATCAACGGCCTCATCAACATCACGAACCGCGGCGGATCCTACGCCTCACTCCATGGCCTGAGCGCGTCGAGCAATCCGATCTGGGATTGCGTGAAGATGACGGCGGGGACGGACACGCCGGACCCAGGGCAGCCGACCGAAGACGACATCTGGGATCTCATTCGCCGCGTGGCCAATTTCTCCGGCCACGACGCACTGGCGAACCCGGACGAGTTCCTGTTGATGATGACGCCGGGCCTCATCAAGAAGGTGTCGCAGTCGTTCATTGGCCAGCGCCGGTTCACGGGCGCCGAAATCTCGGCCAAGATCAAGGGTGGGTACCGCGCGGTTGAAGTCTGCGGCCTCCCCTGTTTCGAGAACTACTACGTCCCGGCTGGAACCATCTACCTCATCCACATCCCGTCACTGGCGTGGGTGGATGCGAAGGATTGGGGGATGGTCGAGTTCGAGGGCTCCGGCAACTGGCGCTGGATTCAGGGCCGTGACGCCTTCGAGACTACCTACGGCTACTACGGCAACATCGCGAGCCTCCAGCGCAATGTGCATGGTAGCATCTCGGGTTACACCGACGCGGTGTATTACACGCATGTCAGTGCCTGATCCGAACAACT